TCCCTTGTGCAATCCTGATATGGTGCTTGCTGATAAGTATGATCAGAGTGTGGTAAGAATGACACACCTGACATCTCATCAAAATGTTCGTACACAAATGCACCAACAGTCAACCACTCATCATCTCTCACAGAGATAGTCACTGATGGTTTGTGTTCACACCAGTAACGTTGATACGTAAGCCACATTTCTAGTTGTTCTATGGCAGTCATATCATTACGTGTAACAGCCCTGTTAGGTGACATTACAGGAAAGCTGAACACGGTAGTCGTGTCACCCTTGAACACACATGGTTCATTTGGAATGCCTTGATCCTTCATAAACTGTGTCAGTGGGTCTTTGTTATCCCCACGTACAGTACGAATGTAGTAAGGTGAGTGACGTGCATGAATGCCACTGGCTGAGTCTACAAGCTGAGACACAGTGCCAGATGGTTTTACACAGGTGATAGCTACAGAAGCATTAATATTCAATCGCTCTGCCCACTCTGCGTTTGTTTCTACCGCAACCTCACGTAACTTAGCAAGTGTGCTTTCAAGACCTTTGTTCTTCATAGTCATCAAGGGATTGTCCATTATCCCTGTGAGCGACACACCCAACAATCGTTCTTCTTCGGTATTTCGTTGCCACACTTTTCGCAGATATGGAAATCGAGTGAAGGAAGACTGAATAGTGCCAAGAATCGTTGCCAACTTGACCTTACGTGCAAGGCTATCATATGTATCTGTAGCTCTAACCACGACTTCAGTAAGATTACAGAACTGATACGGTCTAAGAATAATCTCGCTGCAAGGATTAGTTCCAAACTCATGTTCTGGATCACGCCTACCATACTTTGCAGCTTGCTTTTTAGATGCTTCACGGTTGAATACTCCTCTTTCACCTGACTTACTTTCTACAAGAGATAGCCATTCACGCATGAATGTTTCAATATCAGGCTTCTCTGTGTAAGAAACTGAGTTGTTCGCCAATGCTCTGTGTGCAGCAGTCTCCCACCACTGTCCTGACTTAGCATGACGCATACGATCATCACTTAGGTTGGACAAAGAAATCATTGCTGACCTACGTACACCACCTACAACTACTATCTGTCCAATAAAACACATCAAGTCATGGCATTCCATAGACGTTAGCCTACGGCCTTGTGCATTTTTAAATGTCTGAACTGAAAAATTAAATAGTTCAACTAATGGAGCAGGTCCACTAGCACGTCCACCGAATGTCTTGAGTCTTGCACCTGCAGGACGTACCTGAGAGACATCCCATTTGGGAATCTCACCTGCCCAAAGGAGTGCTAACAATTGCCTGAACGCTTTCGCCCACCCCTCTTTACTGTCTTTGACAACGATAGTAGTGTCGCTGACGAACAATTCAGGAACTTCAGGAAGTTTTTGGACGAACTGTCGTTCCACACTGAACCCGACACCAGTACCACAGAGCAGGATGAACATGGCCTCATCAAAAGATTTAGGATCGTCAACAGGTAGGTAGCTACAATTGTACCCTGCCGTATTGTCTCGCTCCAATGCAGGTCCTGCAGTCATCATGGCTCTCATGCTTGGCATAATCTCCAAACCTACGATTGCATCACGTATCTCATCAATGTACGTGTCACTACCTGCAACCTTACGAACTACATTATCCATGTATCGTTCTACTGTTTCTCCCCAGTTCTCACGCCCTTTGCCATCAAAGTATTTTGCATAACGTGATTTATGTATAAATGACTGATAGTCAGTCGGTAAATAATTACTCATTGTTTACTCCGTTAATATGTTTATTGCTTTAATCATCATTCCATCTATGTCGTAGATAAATTCTTGTAGAGTTTCATTTACCTCTTCTTTTATTTGACCATCGACAGGAACAGGATATTCATCTTCGTCTACTTGTAAAGTCAAGAATACTTTGATCTGCATCGTTTACCTCTATTAGTTTATTCAGATACCATTGAGCTTTCTTCAAGTCCTCAATGCCGTTTTTATATCGGTAACGCCACAAGTATTTTATTATGTTACCCTGTAGATAATACTCGAACCCATCACCTGTTGCTGCTTGTATGGCATCAATGCATTCAATGCCAGATTGATTATAGTGTGGTGGTTTGTTTACATTGTCTGCCATACTCTCTCCTATTGTTTTCCAAAATCTAAATGTACTACGTTATCTTCTTCGTGACTGATCTTTGGTTTGCCCTGTGTTTTTAACATACGTTCATGGTATTTGTAAAGACTATTTCTAAACTTTACATCCTCTTCCATAAGCGGTACAGCAGCCAACATCAGATTAGTTAGTAGGTCTACATGTTGATAGTCATCATCCTTGAGATAGTTCTCATCAAGTGTCATGTAACCAACTTTTAAATCTCCTGTCCATCCATCCTGTTCATCTAATACAGGGGATACTCGTATAACAAAATCGTTAGGTTCAAAGTCTACGAATATTCTGTCTTCACCTTTCATGCTATTTCCTTTCTATCTTCTTCAGTGGGAAAGCAATCAGGTCTGGATGTGTATCCTTTCCTTTTTCTTTTAACCACTCTAATGGTACAACTCTGTCTGCAAACAGAAACTTATTACGTTCACACCAGATGCCGTAGGTTGTCTTTGCCCCTTTACTTAACTTACGTCTACTGCTTTCAAACACAAAACGTATGTCTAGTTTGGGATGCTGCCTCTTAATGAGCGTGTGTTTCCTACGATCATCTGATGTAAATCTACCTTTAGTTTCAATGATAATGCCGTTTGGCAGCACAAAGTCTGGGGTGTATGTGCGGTACATCAAGTCTTCCCACTCTATCTTGAGAGCTTCGTACTTGATAGGCACATTGTGTTCTACAAGATAATCTTTTACCTTTATCTCTAGCCCACTTCTGTAGCCATACTTTAATGCTGCCTGAAACTGCTTTCTGTTCACTAGAACTTCCAGTGATACGATGAGGATAAAGGTATACCAAATGACGTAGACTGATAGCCTAAGTCTTTTAGTTCTTGTTTAATAGCTTCATCTGCTTCCTTACGTGCTTGCATTGCTGTACGTAAACCTGCATACTTAGCCTCTCGCAGTTCTTTCTTTTTCTCTGCAAGTTCAGTTTCCATTGCACGAATTTCTTCCTGCATTTCTTTCATTTCGTCTACACTAACCATTTATTACTCCTTTAGTTCGACATACGCCACAATCTTAGGTTCACGTGCTTGTGATACCTTCGATGGTAGCTCTTGCATATTAGGCCAACACTCAAAACGATAGTCACAGAACCTGCAATTATCATTTAGTACCATGTTGCCACTGGGCTTACCTCTGTAAGTCTCAGGAACAGCTTCAAAGCAACGTTCAAACTTATTCTCGTTAACTTTTTCAACTGTCTCTTTTAATTTAGTAAGTTCTTTTCGCATGTCAATAGCAGCAGGTACATATTTAAAGTCACCATTGGCTTTATTTACTACCCACCATCCACCTGCACGTTTGTCAGATGCTTTTGCATAACCTGCAAGCTGACCTACGTATCCAAATGGATCACTCTTTTTCAGTGAAGCATATGACTCGAACTTATTACGATAAGACCAATCAGAAGCAGACTTTATATCGTCTACTGCACCACCCATTATAAGATCATAACTACCAGAAACCCTAGTACCATTAGAATCTCCCACATCAAGAGTAACTTGATCAGTGTCATCAAAGTCCACTTTAGCTTCTTTAAGCAAGCCTTTAAAAATTGCTTCAACTATGTCTCCTATCATCATGTTCATTACAAACGTGGATGGTTTTGGTAATGCACTCTCAGGTTTATTCTTTTCAAACCAGAGTTGACAGGTAGGACGTCCAATGTTGGACATCCGTAACCTGAACTCCTTTCGAGATTTACCACTACCAAACTGACGTATGACTGCTTCTGCCACCTCTTCACCAATTCTCTTAGCAGTTTCTTCTGAGAAGGTAGTCTTCCCATCAATTGCATCAGACATAAACTGGTGAAGCTTCAGTTCAGCAGGATGGTTCATTATGCAAAGTCCTCTTCAGTAATGTCGATGAACTCTTCCACACCTTCCTTGTCTACGTCCTCATGCTTGTGGGCATTCTCATCCCAAGCATTCGAGATGTACTCGTTGTAGTTTGTCACCCATGCTAGGAAGTTACCTAGTGTTTCCTGAGTGGCATCATCCAACTCCAACGTAGTCTGCAAGTCAAGTGCAGTCTCTGGCAAATAGAAGCTGCTACCGTTTGGTAACGACTGCTCTGCTGTAGTAGCAGTAAACGTATGCTGTGGTGGTAGCCTACGCATCTTGCCAAGCTTGGTGAACAATGCACCAATAGACTTGAACGCATCACGGTTCTCCACTTCCCAGATGAATGGTGTAGAGGATAGATCAACAGCCTTACCTGCTGCATCTACAGGGTCAATCAATTCGACAGTGCCGAACACTACACGTACACGCTTGATCTGTTTGATCAAATCTTGCATGGACTCAGGCAGTGCCTTGAAGTCCTGTATGTACCCTGCAGGTTTACCACAGTTGAACCCACCGTCATTGTCCTTTAGGTCAATGTTCAAGTTATCAGCCATGACAGTCTTGATGTAACGGTTTGGTGTACTGTCGTTCCCTTTCACGAAACGCTTGTACATAAACCTTTGTACGAATGGGCGAATGACCGCCTTAGATGCGTAGTATGTTGGTCCATCAGGTATTTCCAACCTGTACGTACCACCCTCAACGACTTCAACCTTCTTGGTCTTGCCGTTTACTTCAGCCTCACCCATGATAGGTGCATGTGATATACGCAGTCGAGCAAGCGTGGATGCTTTCTCTGTCTGCTGATTGTCTACCGACATACCCATGAGCTTTGCCATGTCTGAGAAGTTTGTGTTTATTGCGACTTGATTCATATATAGTCTCCTTTTCTACTTTACGAATTTATAGTTTTATCATGCAACGTCTTTTGTGTCAAGCCAATTGTCTCCAATTTTTGCTTCTAATAATAATGGTACATTGAAATCAATATTCCACTTCTTATTCACCAACGATGTTAGCATTTCATTAGTTCTGTTTATTACCTTGAGTACCTTTTCTGTTTCATCTGGATGAACATCAATCACGATACTGTCATGCACTGTGTTTACAATACAAGACCACATCTGATTTACACCCATTAGCTTGTCTATGTATATCAGAGATATAGGTACAATGTCAGCAGTGGCAAACGATTGGACAGGATAATTTTTTATCTGTGTGAAATATGTCACACCACCAAAGCGTCTACGTTGTACATCAGGGAATGAGAACTCACGTCCAGATGGTGTACGTATCTTGCCAGTGTTCAATGCTTCCTTGGCGAGAGCCTCGTGCCACTTACCTATGCCACTGTATTTCTTTGTGAACTGTTTGTAGTATGCAGCCTCTGCTTCTGTACGTCCAAACCCACTAGCACCATACAAAGGTGCAAAGGTATGTGACTTAGCATCCTGACGTGAGATAGGTTGTCCTGCATCAGAGATAACTTTAGCTGTATAACTATGTACATCAAAGCCAGTAGTCACCTCATCAATGGCAGTCTTGTCTTGTGACAGGAATGCAGCTACACGAAACTCCAACTGCGCAAAGTCAGCTTCCATGATCTGTCCACCTTCCCATCGTGACTTGAACACACGCTTCACTGGGAATGTACCACCACGTGGCATGTTCTGCATGTTTGGGTCTGCCCCTGACAGTCTGCCTGTACCTGTGCGGTGTTGTAGCAATCGTACATGTAGCCTACCATCTAGCTTGGTATGTGTGGCTATGCCATCAACAAAGCTACTCAGGTAAGTCTCTACTGCACTCAGTCTACGTACACGCTTGAGGAATGACTCAGCTTCAGTCATGCCCTTGCTACGTGCAGTGCCCTCAAGGAATACGAGGTTGTCTTTGCTAGTGGAGAATCCACTGTGGCTCACCCACTTAGCTGTAGGTGCAGCAAACTTCAAACCTGCAACGGAATTTGTATTTGTATAAGTAAAACCTGTAGCTTCACAGTTAGAACATTTGTTAGTACGTGCAAACGGTGTACCATCTTTCTTTGTCTTACGTATCTGACCAGTACCGTAGCAAGTACTACACTGCTTTGCTTTCTGTTTGTACAACACATCACTGCTGTTACGTACCTGATACCGATAGTCTTGGTCATCCATACGTTCATTGAATAACTCTGCCCAGAACTTTTTGTCCTTCGGCTTACGGCTGTACACAACCCATGATAATTGCTCTGTGCTTGCCAGATTGATTGGGCGATCACCCATCAGTTCACGTACCTGTTCTTCTAGCTCACGTATAAGTTCTCCACGTTCCTGTTCGTAATCTATTTTAACTTCTTCTAGTGCATCCATATCAACTGCAAACCCACGTTGATATATCTTGGCTAGATGTACAGCCAGTTGGTTAGTCAGCTTGACTGTATCCTGCAATGGACGATGCTCTTCATACACACGTAGCTTTATATCAATGTGTTCATATAACTCCTGTGTTGCATGTAGGTCAGCAGACAAGTACTCACATAACTCTTTGTGATTCATGTCACGTACAGACTTACCTGCCTTGAGCCACTCTTTCATTGTGTCCTGCTTCTTTGTGTCTAGCTCATACCGTTCTGCACATGCTTCAAGTGACAGAGGTTCTTTCTGTCCACGTTGTAGTATGTATTCACCTAGCATGGTGTCAAAGATTTCACCTTCATAGGTAAAACCTGATTCCCATAGCCACACCAGATCGTGTGCGGCATTGTGCATAATAAGAAGGGAGGCTTCATCCAGTTTTAGTTGGACGATAGTCCTCCCCTCTGTCGTGGGCTGTTGCTCTGCGTGATCGAATGTTACAAGGTCTTCGTTACCAAGATCATCTAGCATACCCACCATGACTAATGTATTCATTGGTTCGAAAGGGTCAAGGTGTAGCTTGCCGTTTCGTTTTGTCACTGTGTTCTCTACGTCAAGGGTCAGTTTCATTGTGTCTCCTAATAGTCGGCTGTTACGGTTTCATGTGTTGCATCTACTACTAACTCATTTGAGTAGTAATCGTCAAGCGTTTTCTCAAACTCTTTCTTGTTAGCAAATTCAGCCATAGCTTGTTTAGCTTCTTCCAAAGTTAACTTGTGTCGTTTCATTGCTGCAAGCAACTCTACTTCTTCTATGAGTGTCATACTAACCATTGTTCATTTCCTTTCGTTCCTTTGCTCGTTGACGTTCATCAAAACTAAATGGCCTGATGTCATTGTAGGTACTTACCTTATCGACAGACCTGTTTGTATCGAAGTCAACTATTACTCCTGTGTTCCACTTGTCACATTCTTCCTGTGCGTCTTTCATGTTATCGAATAGCTTGGGCTTGGGAAAGTTCACAAACCCATGTGTATTCTCTGGTACGTACATGATGTCACCATCAACATCTATCACTACCGCTAGTCTCATCCCTCTCTCCTTTTCTGTAGTTCATACTCAGCTACACAAATAATATTTGTAACTGGATCATTGAAACCTGCTATCGCAATTACTTCTATGGCAAGTGTACTGGCATTGTCAACATCGTTGACGTACTCAACACATGCATTCTCATACTCAAATGTTTTGTATGGTATAAGGAATGGATCACCCATAGTTACGGTAACAAGTATCACCCAATTCATGCAACGTACCTCGCAATCTTGTACTCAAGATCAGTGTGTACAATACCATGCCAACCAGACAACTTGTTCTTTACAACGTTGATGTGGCGTTGGTTATCTTCTTCCTCTTGCCCTTCGACTGTAGGGTTCTTGGAGATCATAATCATCAGGTCAGCTTCTGCTGCCTTACCTGTACGTGATCCTTCCATCATAGCTTGGTTGAGTACCACCTTGCCCTCTGCCTCTGCTGATAGCTGAGACATGTAGAAGATAGCACACTCATGCTGCTTGGCAATCTGTCTTGCATGTACAGCGTTAGCCTTGAGTGCCTCGTCAGGACGTGCAAAGCCACCCATCTTGGCGAACTTGTCACCCATATCCAGTACCACAATGTCAGGCTTGTATGACTTACACACAGACTCAACCCAGTTCATGTCACGGCCTGTAGCATCCTTGAACATGACGTTCTTACGTATCTGATCGAACACTTCCATAGCCCTGTGTTTGTTCTTACTGATCTCGAACTTGTCCATGCCTGTGGCGGCTGTAATGTACCTGTGAGCCACCCTGTGGTAGCCCTCTTCGTTACATAAAATGATACATTTAGCACCTTGCCATGCAAACCCTTGCGGAGAGGCCACCAGAGAGGCGTGGAATGAGGTCTTACCAGTGTTCGGCCTCGCCCCTACCTCAATCAAATGTCCTGCATTGATGCCCTCTACCTTGCGTGTCAGAGTAGGAATGTTGAATGTCCATTGCGACTCCAAATCTGTCATCGACAGGATGGTATCTAAGCTTATGTCTTCCCACTCCACTTGTAGGTTAGGAGTGAAGTCATCACCGTATTGCTCCATCAAGTTACGTAGTGGTTCAAGGCTAGACTTGCTGCCATTGACATAATCAAAGCCAAGGTTGGCAATGTCCTCACCCACCACTTGTTGAAACAACTTGGACAATACTTCCTGTGCCACGTCACTACCCATCGGGCTTTCTTTCTTGATCTTGTGGAACAAGTGACTGTAGGCTTGCTTCTGTGCGGTAGTCAGTGTCGGATTGTTTGCCATGAACAGTGCTTCTATCTCGTCAGGTGTAACTGTACGTGAGTACCTGTCCATTGCAGTATCCACTGCTTGCTTGATCTTGCGTACATCTGTACTGAACAATCTGTCTGGGCATTTAGCACCACGATGATCGTCATAGAACTCTTTGTCCATCAAGCTGCGTACTAATGATAATTCCATTATGTGTCTCCTAGTGTTGTTAGTTTATTTAAGTCGGTTTGGTTTTTGTATTTCAGGTCATCTTCAAGGCGTAGCACATTTACGTTTGGTACTAGCCCTCGTAATTCTTTTGCGAACTGTAGCGTCTTAGGCAGTGCGTCAGGGTCAAGAGCTACAATTGCTGTTGAGAACTGTGATAAGTACTTCTTATGCCCATCGGATAATGATGTACCCAACACTGCGACCCCGACAAATCCATCAGTACCTACGATGGCTGCACTCACACAGTCCTCAACAACTACAGCAGTTGTACCATGTCCACAGAC